CCTCCAAAGTTTGTAATGCACGTGGATTGGGACGATATTCACGCTTGCCCATAGTATTTCCTCTTAAATTTTAATTGATTGAAAAGGGCGAGAGATTTCATACTTGATAAGGCAACCGTTCTCGCCATCCTCGGCTACCTCAATCCATACAGCACGCTCAGGATAGCGTGCGGCAATCTGTGTATATAAGTCATCTGCGATCATCTCGCAACTTTTCCAGTCTAGTTCTAAAACGGTATTCGAACCGCTATACAGCGACTCGAGCCATCGTTTGAACTGGATGAACTCGATGTCCCGGTCATTGTGCCACACATCGATCCACACCCGGAAATGAAAAATGTGCCTATGAGGACTAGCAAGAAACGATACATCATACTCTCCTGCTGTATTTAACTTGGGATCAGTAGCGGCTGCCGGGTAGCAATGGATGCCTTCTCGTCTGAAGGTGACCCAGATCTTGCGTTCTGCGGCCTCACGGATGCGTTCTATTTGTTCACGTTCTGCTTGTATCATCTTTTTAACAACTCCATGGTTACAATTCGTCCAATAGCTTCTGCTAGATTTTCTTCGCCGGTTACAATGTGCAACTTGCGTTCATTTTCATCCTGCTTGGGATCGTACCAGCGTGTTTCTACCAAGGTACCACCACTCACAGCTTGCACACGGAATGTGATGGGATTGTTGAGATCAATTCCGCTTTCAATATCATCAATGCTGACAACATCGTACTTGCCTCGTAGACGACCAATACCAATTGACTCGTTGTCACGCAGATCGCGACTGAAGTCCCAACCCCACTTCATGACACGACTCCATAGCCAGCGTATCATCCTGCGTCCCTCATTTCCGAAATCCACTCATCTACACGAGTTTCGGCTTCGGCTTGACTCATGGCCGGCACAGTGATCTGATATGGTTGGCCAGGTCTGTGACGGATGTCATAGCGTATGGTCCCGTTGAGGATCATGTCGTTTTCATCACGCAACACTGTGAACTCTTGCAAGTTTTGAGCACGGTAAATGGCTCGTTCTGCTAGTACTCTAACATCATTCATTTTAACACCTCATCTTGAGTATATTTAGACCAGTCGGTGAACTGACTGCGTTTTTGTAAATCATGTAAGCTGTGACACCACACTCCAGGATTAGTGGCTTTAAAATCCTTGTCATCAATCTTGAGTGTGGCATTGTAACCAAACTGTTGTATGTAAGGTAGTTTAACACTGATCATGGGAATAAAGTTATGATATTCAACTAACATACTTTCCAACAAGCCTTCGGCCTGTGCCACATCTAGGTCCAAGGTGCAGTAGTTGGGAATCTGTTCCAAACAAGTACGGATCATCCACTCCCAGTCACGCCACCCATCGCCGTCGTTGGTATCTAACTTAGGAAAACTTTGATTGGCACCAAAGTAAATGTGTTCACAATCATTGTTGTTGAATTGTTGTAGAACGATTTGTGGATCTTGTATGCCTACTACAAACAAGGTCCGGAGACCATAAGCTGGCGAGTGTTCTACCTCAGTTCCAATAAAGAAACTTACTGCTTCGTGTCCTTCTCGATTCATTTGGGTGGTGCCCATAGTTCCAGAGCCTTGGCTGGATAGATTTGGACTGAGCCTTTCTCAGTCCAGCTTTCAACCGCATAGCCTTCTGGAGTTAGTTCAGTGCTGTAAGTGCCTACTATGGTTCCGTGCCACTGACTTCCGGAAACTTTTTTGACAGTATCGCCAAGGGTGAATTTGTTCATTATCAGATTTGTTCATGTTCGAGTTGATCTAATCGGGCCTGTTGGTCCGGGCTAAAGTCTTGTTCTAATTGTACACTATCTTCATCTGCTTCGTCAACAGTTTCGAACAAAGCATTGAACTGGCTGTGTGCGTTTTTGGCTTTCTTGCCTTTGAATCCACGTGTGCCCACAATGTCCATCCAATAACGGTCATAGTGTTCAATTATGGCTTCGGCTTCGGCACGATCGGGTGTGGCAAATATGGCATCCACAATGTCCTTGAATCGGGCATGATCGCCATTTTGATTCCACATCATTGCCGGCCACGAACCAGTATCATACTCGCGATTGGCACGTTGTACTGCTTCGATATGCATCCATACATTGTGACCCATCAATAGAGCATAGCTGAAACTATCCCACGATGTCTTGCCTTCCTTGCCAATCTTGTTTAGATCACCCGGCTTATAGATGCAAATGTCTTTCATCTGTAGGTGTTGACTGATTGGGCTTTCATCAAAGTGATTGATCAAACCATCAGCAATTACAGCAGGACCAAATTGGCGGGTGTCGTTAGCATACTTTTTGTCATCCACAATAGGACTCATACGATAGCACCATTTGTCGTTGTGTGGCAAGTCAATGTGGTGATACACTTGTCCATTGGCTGTGGCCAAGAACGGGCTTGCACAATCAAAGCTGATGGTAAAACTGGGATTCACATACTTACGCACCGCACGTTGAATATCGGTCAGCAACACTGCCCACTCTAACTTTGAAGTGCCCAAGAAATGCATCCAATCGTGTATGCCTTCTTGTAGCAGATTATCATGACGCAAGGCCACCAAGCGTTTTAATACCAGATGCACATCACACATGTTCTGACCGCCCATACTCCAACCATCAAAGTGCGTGTCAGGATACTGTTTAGGATCACAGTAGTGTTTCATGATATCATACCAGCGATCTGCGTCGGCATGGTTGGCACCTTGTAGCACGTTCAAGAAACGGGCACCGCCATTCTTTACACCCTTTCGGTGTTTCATAAAGTAGTCGTTGTTGAACTTGGTGGCATCTACTGCTTCTTCGAGCGTGGTAATTTGGCAAGCCGCTGACGCTTTTTTGTCATGTATAACCCAGGTTGGAATATCAAGAATCATACCATAGTCGGCAATACTGTCCAACCACTTTAACACTGACTCACGCTTCTTCTGTGCTTTGGGACAGCCCGAGTTGGCTTTCCAGTCACCTTCCCACAAGCCCTTGGCAATCTGGAATCCGCCTGAATCGCCCAGCATAAGCGTGTTGGGATCTCTGTTGCGAACCATGTCTTCGGACCAGTCTTGCTTGTTGAGATCCAAGTTGGCATGCCCACCCGAGTACAACGACCACTTGTAAGGAAACAGTCCTTTTTGATCATTGAGCCAGTTCATCTGTTCCATGTCCTGGATCCCCGCAGGCATTCTAGCAGGATCTACATAAGGGCCGTTTACAGGATCACGTTGCTTGCCCACAAAAGTAGCATAGAAGCCCGAGATGGCTGGCAGGAACACAGCATAGTCGTTCTGTTTGGCGGTAAGGTTATCTTGGCTCACTTGCTCTGTGCTGGAAGGATATAGTTGTAAGTAGCAAGACCTGAATCCACAGTGATCATGGCAGCACCATCATCGCTGATTTTAAATGTCTTGTCGCCGGTCAAATCAAGAATCCCAATCACAGTCTTGATTGGCCATGACCATGCACGTTTAAGTGTACCGTTAACACCTGGATGAAACACAAAGTTGCCTGCGTGTGTTGAGTGATCACCAAAGAAAAACTTCAAGTCACCGCCGTCAGTTTTGGCCTGGAAGTTGACTTCTTCAGCATTGGCCTGGGCCTGCATCTTGAGTCGCTGGATAGCGGCCACGGTTGGGACAAATTCAATGTGCCAGTTTACACCTTTGAATTTTACAGTTTTGAGTTTTTCATTCACAATCTCTGACGCCATGAATCTGTAGTTGTTTTTAAAGTCGCCTGTGGCGTTGACAAAGTTAATGCCGTCTGGAGCACCTGTGTCCTTGCGTGTCAAACTTAACTCTGCGTTTTCCTTGTACTCTTGCAAGTTCAATAGAATTTTTAACTTGCTTAAATTAGGCATGCCAAAATTGCCAATAAAGTCTGCGTGTGGTTGAGCAAACGTACCTTCCACTACCACGCTGCGATCTTCGGCCAAGCCGTTGATCACGGTGCTTTTGTCATCGCCGGTGATTTTGACCAGGTCAATGACGCCCAGATCGTGTGTGTGTTCTACTAAGTCTAATAAGTGATCTTTCATGTAATTCTCCTTTGTGTTTGATTATACAACGTTTAATTGGGATATGCAACAACTTTGGCTAAACTTTGCCCACCCTTAAGAGTGGTAAGTGTTCCAGGTTTGCGTAACTCTAGCCAGGTACTGGGTCCGCTGTCGTTCCAAGAATATAGTATTTCGTATCCAAGACTGGTTACCAAATCTCTCACAAGATATCCGGGAGTGTAACAGGCAAAATGTTGTTCAACCAACATAACAGCTTTTTCACGATCGCAGTCGTTGAAGGTCATGATCAGTATGCCTCCTGGTTTGAGTTTTTGAAAAATCTCAATGAGATATCGTTTGATAATTTCTAATGGACGAAAATTGAACAAGTGATAGACCAAACACATGCCAAACTGACTGTCTGGTATTTTAAGCATTATAGGGTCTGGTTGCCGTTCGTTGATCACATAAGGTCTCAATCTGCGCCGATACTGTTCTGGAAATTTGTCTATGGTTGGTTCTAGTAGTTCATGGCTTTCGTCAATGATATACAAAGGGTCAAAACTTACCATGTCGTAGATAAAAGTTTCCAACGCCGGGCGTATAACTATGCCGGCATGTTGCCAGTCAGTGTAGTTTAAAAGACGTGTTTGTAAAGTGATACGAGCTTCGGTTGATATTGAACTGTGTCGTTTGAGAATGTATTCTGCGGTTTCATAACACATTTCATCTTCGTACAATCTATAACTTTCACGAAACCAAGCCGGTTCTTCTTGTGAAATTAATTCATTGATCTGTTGTTTGAGTTGATCCAATGACTGTTCAAATTCTTCAAAGTTTTTTTGTATGGCCGCTTGCTGAGTTGCCAATTGATCTGCAAATTGATTTATCTGCACAGGATTTGTTTGTACCATGTGCATGATCTTGGCCAATTCGCGATCAGCTATTTTGCCCACAAGCAAAGCACTTGTTTCTTCCAAATAATTGCGATAGGCGACCAATTGACTCAGTTTCATATCACCACTCAAATAAAGTTTGGAAGGTATTTTCTGTGTTGGTGGCGCTGGCCAAATCCCATTCCAGTACACCCAGTAAATTGTCAATCTTTTGATCTACCACGGTGGCTTCCATCTCGCTGTCGTCAAAGGGTAGTTCTTTAAACCACGCTGGCAAATGAATCTCGTCTGTAGGATACCCTATGCTGGTCCAGCCCAGGGGATTGGATTTTAATTTACACACAATGGTCTTCATACCATCTACAATCTGCATGCTGTACTTGTCTGAATTCATCCTACGCAAGTTGTTCCAGTTGATAGCAGCTCGCACATGACCTGGCATGTTGGCTCGGCCCAGTCGTTCTTCTTCCTTGGCATACTTGGTCAAGTTGTTCACACGCTTGGGACTGCCCTTCTCCCAACCTGGGCGCTCTTTGAACTTGTACTTGAACTCGCGAATCTTTTCAATGATTTGTTCACGACTGGTGCCGATCAAAACTTCGTCGAGAATTTCGCTCAAAAACTCTTGAATAATCTTGGGAGTGTCACTGCGTTTGAGATCAAGGCCCATGGCCTTTACTTTGCCAGGGCTACCATGTGTGTCAACACGCTTGTTCTCTTTGTCGTAGTACATGACAGCATAACGCTTTTTGGTAATGAACAAACCTTTGCTGGCAACAATTTCGCGACCACCCTTAATTACATCGCCCATCTCACGCGGCACATGGAATGCCTGTTCCATAAAACCAGGAAAGCTATCGTTGACTTGATCAGCAATACTGTTGTACAGTTGAACAGCAATTTCTCGATTCCAGGTCATGTTGCCGGCTTCTATTTCTTTTTGCAACACTGGATATGCTGTAAAATAACATGAGTCAGTATCACCATAGATGATTGCCTCGCCCACATGATCATATTCGCCAGTGATACATTCGTTTACATAAGCATCCATGTGCCGGGCAATGGCACGACCAGTAAGAGTTGTGGACTGACCAATACGCTTATCAAAGAACCTGCAACCAGGATTAAGAATAGCACCATAAAGACTGTTGAGGTTAATCTTTTTAACCAGTTGACGCTTGTCCCAGTACTCTTCATCTTCTGCATTTTTACACTCTTTAAGTTTGGCCTGCATTTCTTTACGCTCGGCGTACCAGCGTTTTAACAAGCCAGGAATAACTGCTTCCTTCTCGTAAGTAAAGATAGTGCCATTGGCCGTGATCATCCAAGGACGGTTGCTATCAAAAATTATCTTCCATACATCAGCAGCACTGTGTACACTTTCTTCGCCATCTTTCCAATCGATGGTGATCTCCGTACCAACTTCGGTATTCATAACAGCCGTGTATTCTAAACTGCCAAACAGTCCTTCCCATGCGCCAGCAAAGCTGGACCCACTGCGCATCTTATCACTGATATATCGTTCAGTCATTATGGGACGAAGTTGTCCCACGATGGTTTCTGGTCCCATGTTAAGCGCACGAATGGCCGACGGATACAAACTGTTGATGTCTATACTGCCCACATACTCGTGGATGCCTTTCTTTGGAAATGCAACATACGCACCGGCGGCCTGCGTATCTTCATCACTGTAACGTTCTTTGCGATTGGGCACAACCATACCACGCTCGTGTGCTTCGTTGATAATGGCCTGTTCAGTCACAGCCACAGCACCCATGGTGGTTTGTAGCAACACAGTATTTTCGTGTGCCAAGGTATTGGCCAAATCCAAGAACTTGAGTTTTTTATCCAGCTTGGCCAGGATCATTGTGTCTTGGCGGTTGTATTCAATAAACCGTTTAAAGTTTTGGTTGTACAGTTGATCTAGTGTGCCTTCGAACACTGTTTTAGTTTCTTGCAACTCGTATTCAGCAATGGCATCCAAGCTATAACTGTGACGTTCTTCATAGGTGTACTTGCGATACAGTTGCATATAGTCCATATGCACTCGACCGATCAAGTCATAGGTCTCGTTCTCTGCACCAAAGCGTTCAAACATACGCTTCTTGGGATATTGATTCCATAAACAAAATCTACGTGTGTCATCTTTGCTTAGAACTCGAGTAACACGATTTACTGTGTAGGGTATATCATAACCCTCACTGTTCCACCCTGACAGTGCATCCGCGTCTTCGATAAGATCCAAAAACGTTTTTAACATTTCTTCTTCGCGATCAAACACAATGCAGTTTTCAAACTCACCGGCAATTTCCTGTGCAGTTTCTGCGCTCATGTGCCGAGGAGGAACAACCAGAGTGACCATTTGATCTAGCCATTGCAAGTAAACACTGATGGCAGTGATGGCATTGAATGGATCTGTTGTTGGGCTAAAGCCACGTTCGGGATCAAAGTCCACTTCGATGTCAAAGAACGCTACGTTTAGTTTTGGACCGTCTTGGCCCTTGTAGTTTTCCTCTAGGCAACGGAATATGGGATTGATATCCGACTCATACAACTGCTTGCCATTTTGTATGCGGATCTCTTTGCGGAACTCTTTGTTGTTGCGGGTGCTGAATCTGCTGACTGGCGTGCCATATATGCTGACAAACTTGCCGCGAGGATCATCATAGTAGAATGTGTAGTTGGGTGCGTATTCTTGATAGCGACGTTCACCGTCTCGTCGCTCAACTACATGTATGCGATCGTGTTCACGATCAAAAAGTGCGTCAATATAACTCAATGTTCTCTCCAGTTATGGCTGGTCGGCCATGATTCATGTTCGTAACGTGAACGACTCGTAATGTAATTATACAGATTTGTTACAGTTAGTCAAATTTTTCCATACCGCGAGTCAAACGTTTTAATTGCTCAATGTGATTCTGATAGATTTTTTTGTTGTCTTTCAACGGAAAGTTTAATGCTGTACCAAAATCTTTTTGCACTGCTGTTTTATAGTGGCCACTGTCTTGTTGTGCTCGTGCTACGATGGCATGTAATTCTGTGACTGTTTGTGCGGACATGTGTTGAGGAATCAAGAAATATATACCCAAGCTCATGACTTTGTAATCGCTGTATTGCGGACCAAGATCGGACAGTTTTTTGTAGCCCAAGTTGTTGTTGCCAGTTATGCCAATGATTTCCACTTTGTCATCGCCTACCACACTGCCCAACAAATCAAATGCCAGGTCCAAGTTGCCACCAATAACATCTCTTACTCCTTCTCGAGTGCCATGGTATCCTATCAAATTGACCTGTTGCGGATACGTTTTTCTAAACTGTTCGGCCATGACATGTGTCATTGATCCTGTGCCAACCATAGACAAGTTTATGGTAGGTTGACGCAGTATTTCTTCAAAGTTTCGACCTTTTTTCATGACCAAGGCCATGGGCACCTCGGTGGTCCAGGTCAGCAAAGAAAAATCATCAAACTGGTAGCCAGGATTTTTGTACAGATAAGGTCTTACAAAAAAAGCGTTGCTGGTCATCAAAACGCTGATGCGATTGTTTTGAACATCAGTGAGAACTTGTCTAGCAGCTATAGATCCGGCTGCACCGGGTCTGGCATCAAGCACAAATTGATACTTTTTTTGATTTTCATTGGCCTGATTCACAACATGTCGAGCATGATTAAAGGCACTGACTGATGGACTAAATCCCCAGATTATGTTTACTGTAACAGGCGACGCTGTGGCACCATGGCTGAGCAATGACACTGCAATTGCGCCAATAAATTTCTTGAACAAGTTCATATTTGATTCCTTAACAGATAACGAGTTTTTTTATTGGTCAAAGTTTTTGGTATTGACTCGACAAAATGATAGTGTCGAGGTATTTTGTAAGCTGGTAAAAATCCACCCAAGAAGTTCATAATATCTTTTTTGTCAACATGTTGGTCATCGGTCACTATGAAAGCATGTATTTCGGGCATGGCATCTTCTAAGATTTTGAAAACTACCACACAGTCAGTGATGTTGGGATATTCAAGCACCGTGGCTTCAAGCTCAACTGATGAAACAAATTGTCCATTGATCTTGATCTGATCATCAGCTCGGGACACATATTGATAGCCTGATGGCAGTTTGACCATCAAGTCTCCGGTACGTACCCAATCGCCTACAAAGGTATGTTTGGTATATTTCCAATCCTTCCAATACAAGGTAGCAGTGCATGGAGATTTCACATACATTTCTCCAACCTCACCGTCGCTGACCTGATTACTGTGTTCGTCCAACAAGCGACATTCTACTTGGGGCAACGGCATGCCCATGGATCCATCTTCATAGTTTTCAAAACTCTGTGCCAAATACATAGCTGTGGTTTCACTCATGCCCAAGGAGTTCCTAATAGAAATTCCAAACATGGTTCTAAACTTTTTAGATATCACAGGTGGCAAGGATTCACCAGCCGAAACAATTTCTTTCACTGACTCTGGCCATGCTTGATCTTTGTTGTGTTTGAGAATGGAATTTATCACAGTGGGCACTGTGTAAAAATGCGTGATCTTGTGCCGTTGAAAATAGTCAAATATTCGTTTGGGACCAGGTATGCCGCTCATCAAACAAACAGTGGCACCAAATGGCAAACTCATGGTCAGGGCCACATTGAGTCCATATGTGAAACTGAGTTTGGCTGTGCTAAACACACGGCTGTTTTGATCTATTTGCCAGGTAGAATTGGCTGTGGCCAGATAGTTGTACAGGTTACTGTGACGATGCACAATGGCCTTGGGATGCCCAGTGGTGCCAGAAGTCAGCAACCAAAAACAAGGCTCGTCTGGGTGAAACTGATAAAATTCAAGGTTGTCTGCCTGAGGTTGATGCAACACATCAGACTTGTTGTAAATTTTGATTTTTTTGTTGACCTGTACAGGCTGGTCAGTGATTATGGCTTTGGCATCTACCAGATCAATAAGATATTCCAGGCGTTCTTTGGAATTGTTGTGATTGACACACACTGGATTCAGTCCGACTGCTATAGCAGCCAAGAAAGCCACTGGCCACTCAACGCAATCATCAAAATAAAGTACCACACGACTTTGTGGATCAAAATTGGATTTTTTTAGTTGCGAAGCAAAGGCTGTGACCTGACTTTCAAGTTGCGAAAAGGTCAGGTGTTGTTGCTCGTCAACCAAGGCCAAGGCATTTGGTCGGTCATCATTTAACTGAAATAAATGTTGAGCAAAATTTCTAACCATCAAAGGGGCTTGTTCGCAACTCATTTTGTTGTGTAACACTGGTCAAAGATTTCGTCGGCTATCAACACATGCTGTTGCGCAGTGGGATGACGACCTTGATCCATCCACGGTTGATCTTGGGCATAACGATAAACAGGTATTGCATCTTCTAAATCAAATGGCGTGATTTCTATCAACCTCAAACCCAGTTGCTGACATACTGCATTCAGTGACTTGCTATAGCATTTTAATTTCTGGATCATGGTAGCATCATCATCTAGACAGTTGTCCAAGAAAAAACTGTGTTGTGCTTTTAAAGTTTCAATGTGTTCGGGCATATCGCTATTGTACCAGCTGTGGTTGTGCTGAATATTTCTTTTCCAATCAGCAAAGCCACTGCTGGATTTTTCTATGCTGGTGGCCCAATTTGCATTGAACATCCAATGCCTGTGGCCATGTGTCCAAGACAATCTGTTCAGTGATGTCCAAGACACTATGATTGAATGTATGTTGTTGTGTTTTTCTATCTCCTGCATGGTAGAAAAAAACACATGGTCGTTGCTGGCGCCACTCAGTGCCACATTTGTGAGCTGACATCCAAGTCTGTTGGCCAGGTGTTGGCTAAAACTGTTTTCAATATTTTTGTCATGCATAAACCCATTGTAAGTTTCGCATCCATGGGCAATGGAACAGCCACTTACAATTAGGGTTTGTGTCAAAGGGTCTTTCCTACCGTGGTCAGGATTTGTTCCAACAGTTCGTGATCTTGTTGTTCACGACCAAATTCTGCCTTGTGTGCCAGTTTGATTGCTTTTTTAAGAATGTTGGGTTTGATATCTAACTCTTCGGCAATGGCCTTGACAGTGTCGTTGAGTCCACCGGTAAGGGTTTCAATTTCGTGCATGACCTGCATGCCTTCGTTGATTACCTGATTGAGTTTGTTGGTTTGATCTGCTGAAAATACTCTATTGTTTGACATGTGTTTCTCCTTGTACTAGTATTATACAGTATTTTTAACCAAGGTCAATATGCGATCCGCCCATTTCTGGTGACATTGTTCAGAATGATGCATGTTGTCTGCAGCCGCTGAATCGAAATGCCAGGTCAGTCCTGGCTGTTTTTCGTCCAAATGCACTTTGATTCCCAGATCCAATAGATCTTGTGTTGGACCAGCCACGTCGCTGTCCAGGCTCTCCAAACAGATGTTTATCAAAGCGGGCTGGCAACGTCGATTCAGATCGATCACTGCCTGGCGCCATTCAGAGATAAAACTTTCAGGGCACAGTCGTAATCTTTGGGCAAAATCCTCATCCATGACATTGACATTGTAAAAATGTGGTTGTTGATTGATCAGCTTCATGCTACGATAAGGATTGGGCCATTGTACAACAACCAATGTGGGTTGGGTCGGAGCTTGTGCTAGCCAATCAATCAACACATCTGCCACGTATCGAGCACAAGCACTACCACGTGCCAGATTCGTTAGGTCAAGGTTCAATTGCCGACTCAGCACGTTGGCCCAACTGTGATTGATATCTACACCTATGCCTGCGGTGTGGCTACAACCAGCCACCAATATGTATGCATCAGAGTTCATGTAGTTAATTAGCTCACTTTAGAGTCCGCGGTAGCGAATCGCTTTCTCAGGCCAGCAGCCGGCCACCCTCGCAACTAGTGCGGTCCTAAGGGTATTCTTTTATTTGCGTCCAATTACCATGTAGCGTGTGTATTTGGTTTCAGGATCCTGCAGTTGCATACTTCCATGATACAACACTTTGCTCAAAGGAAAACGGTCTATGATGCTCTGTGTACTTTCAAAGTTTGTGTTGGGATCATGGTCACGTCCTTGAAGCACCACCAAGGTATCATCGGGTATGTTCAAAAACCATGCTCGTCCCGGCATGTTGGTAAGGCTGGTATTGACCACAACTCCAGAACTACCCAGCTGTCTATAATCGAGTCGATTGGCGTCGGCCAGCATGTATTCCACGTTGTCGGCGCCGGCCAGGTCCAATAATCGACGGCTGGTTGTCAGAAACTCCTTGTTCTTTTCCACAAGTATGATTTGATCTGTTGTGATCCTGGGCTGTAATTTTATATACAAGGCCAGATTGCCATACCAGGATCCCAGTATGTAGACTGTGCTAAAATCTCGTTGTATGCGTTCTAGTTCCGACATCAACCAGACCTTGCTGGCTGTGAGGTCACGTGTCATGCTGCCTGACAGACTGCTACCACTGCTTTCGTCTAGGTCAGACCGGTGAGTATGGAAATCTTGGAGTATCACTGCCGTCGTCCTCGGGCCACACTGGATAATCGTTAGGGTTCATTTGCCATCCACATGTAGTTGACTGCCTTTGTTGAAACTGGGACTAAATGCACTGTTGGCTACTTGTCCGCCTTTGCTTTGACTCCAGGCGTACCCAGCTTTGTGTCCGCTACAGTCCTTGGTACATTCACTGCCCAGGAAACTGAGTTCATCCAGTTGCTCTTCTGTGACAGGGCCTCCTTCAACCCAGGCATCACAAGTGCGTTTGGCAGCACATTTGAACTTGAGAAACTTACAGTAGCCTAGGTCGCCAGCATCTATGGTATCATGTGGATCGCTTCCGGGCTCTGCGCCTATGCCTCGGGCAATGCACGCCAACATGTCTTCTGAAATGTCAAAGGCCGCACAGTTGCCACAGCGATTGGCCTTGACTGACTCTATGTCATCGGTATTCCACTTGTCGGCCAGCTCAGCCCAGTATTCTTCGTTGGGCTCTGCAGGATTTAGTGGACCATAGTGATATTCATCTATGGCCTTTTGGCGATTCTTCAAGTTGAGATCAATGCTTTGTGTAGCCGGGGGACATCCCGACTC